TGCTCCAAAAGTTGCAGCGCCTGTTGTTGCTGCTCCCCATGTTAAATTATCAAAATCAACTGTAGTTGTTGCTGTTGCAGCTCCTACTGCTTGGTTTTGTAATTGTTTTCCACCAGCTGTGTAGTTAGAACCACCGGCTCCCGATACTTCGCTAGTTGTAACATATGCTGTGCTTGCTGTTGTGAATGGATTAGCTGTGTATAACGCTAAAAAAAAAGTATTACCCCCTGCACTGAAATTGTGAGTTCCAGACATGAGTTCTCCTTTAAAAGCGAAAGGTACTATATTTGCCATTTATTTTCTCCTTTGTGTTAACTTGTTCCTCGTCTATTGCCGTAAGCTGACGGAGATTCTGATACTAGTTGAGTACGAATTTCTCCATCGCTATCTTCGTCTCTACGTCTTCGGCCTTGTTGTTCAACCGCGTACGTCATTAAAGCTTTTTCATATGCTTGGTTGTAGTATTGTAACATATCTGTCGGACCTTTCAAGTAAGCATATGTATTTACCAAACATTTATATAGAAGCACATCTTGGTATTTATTTGAAACATAAGTCCCAGTTGTACTAGTATTATTGACTGTACTAGTCAAACTCGTTGGTTCTTTATTATAAGCTAAAGTCACTCCATAATTAGCATTTGGAGTAGGAGCTATAACCCATGTTGAAGCATCCCAGTTTCCGTAATATTTAGGTAAATCTGTTGAAGAAGTATTAGGTGTTGAATAGTATTCTACCATAAAACTAGTATCTCTAGGTTCTAAATATACTTGATTTCCAGAACCATCTGTTACTTGAACATATCTTATAAATCTTAAATCTGAAGGTATACTAACATATCTATTATTAGCAGTTAAATTTGATGTAGCGTAAAATCTTTCTTCATCGGAATCTGCAGCTCTATAAATATCATTCTCTGCATTTTTAATAATATTATTTAAAATAGCATCAGTTAAAACATTAGCTGCAACTTCTGTGTAAGATCTTATATCTGTTTGTAAATTTGCTAAAGTATATGCCATATTATAATGCCTCTAAAATTACAGGTCCAGCAGAACAAAATTGTCCACCTCCTGAAATTCCTCCTGTTGTAGCAGTATTCGCACTAGTAAAGAAGAAAAAACTTTCTGGTGTTGTTAAAATTTCTGTAGGTGTAGAATTAGGAGTAGTAGTAACTGTTCCATCCGCATTCTTTTTACCAATTGTAATTGTAAATCCAGCTGCTCTGTCTATGTCTGTTACACCATCAATACTAGGAATAGGACTAAAAAATTGTAAATTACGTGCATCTGGTCCACCTGCTCCAGGATTTGGATTTTGAGATACTGCTCCTCTTAATCTTACAACATCTCCTGTAAGTCTTTGATGAGCAACAGAGTAAACATTTACAAAAGTTACTCCACCTGAAATTACAGTAGTAAAAGGATTGTTATCTAATAAAATTAAACCAGCTGTTGAAGCTCTTTGAACTCTTGGATTTAATAAAGCTTGTGCATCTCCACCAACGTAACGTGGATCAAGTTGAGGTTGTTTAGCTTCAAATTCAGAATAATGAACTAATGAACCATTCCATTCTCTAACCATTTCTAAATAAGGAAATCTTAATCCTGATCTATCTGAAATTGCTAATGCATTTCTTCCTGTTGCATATACTCCCATTATACTCCATCTCCATAAAACGTCATTGGTGAAATATAAGATGATGTTCCTTGACTATCTTCTTTAAGTGCTCTCATAAGTTCATCTTCATATAATAATCTTAAACCTTCTGTTCTATCAGGAGAATACTTAATACTTAAATAGTAAGCTAGTCCTGAAATCATACATGGGTAAAATCTATAAACTACATCTGCAGTATTTGTGTATGCTCCAACATCTTCTATTCTTGCTAGATAAAAAAAACATAATTGAAAATTAGTTGGTGTTCCTACACTTGAAAAACTTCCACTCGGTGTAGAATAAATACTTACTGTTGGGGCAATTAATCTATTCACATAGTATTGTGATGGTGTTCCTTGTACTTGTTTATTAGGAAGTGCAGCAAATTGAGATCTATCTATTTTAGTTAAAGACACATCAGCAGAAGTACCACTTGAATTATTTCTAATCCATGCTTCTAAAACATCACTTATGTCTGCTGGATATCCTACACTATTAGCAGCAGTACTATAAGTACCTACTCCTTGAACAAGATTAACTGAAGCTTGTTTGATTTGCCAAAGTTGAATACCTCTGTTAGCCCATTCAGAAAATAAAATATTTAATGAACGTCTGGCACTTTTTAATTGATAACCAGTTCTGGTTCCACGCATGCCTGTTCTTTCATACGCTTCCTCTATAATGTCATCAATCGGCGGATTGAATGCTATTGTTCCAGAAGTTGTCATTAGCTTTCCTAACTTGGATTTGGACCGTCAAAAAATACTGTCAATGTACCAACAGCTCCACCTAGATTTACAATAGCTCCATCTTTAAAATATAAACCATTATCTGGAATATATGGATCTAAAGTTTCATCTCCGGCAGCTACGTTAGACATTCCGAATTGACTAATTATAAGACCTGTCGGTGTAATAAAACTAATTAAGCCTGCAGTTCCTGAACCAGTTCCATGCATTCCTCTTACTCTAGTTGCTCCTGCAAAAATTATTCCTTGATTAGTTGTTCCAAGTGCGGTTGCTGTGTTTCCAACACTTATTGCTGTTAAAGCAGCACTACCTGAAATTTTAGTAATTGTTGTATATGATTGAGTTGTAGTTACAGTGTTAGCATTGGGTCCTACTCTAGTTTCTATTGTAGTTACTCCATCTAAAGTTCCTTCAATGGTAATATTAACTGCACTTAAATTATTAGCACTAGTTAGTGTAACTGTTGATGCAATATTTCCTGGCATATTAACATCAGTTGATGTTCCAGTTCCTAAAGTTGCATTAGAATTTAAAACAAGATTAGCGTTAGCGGCTGTAGTTTGTACAGCAGCTATCGAAGTGGTTACTGCAGCATTTACTGCTGAAAATGTTTTCGATGCTACGAACGAATTATTTGGCATAGTTTTTCCTTTTTTTTAATATTATGCTCCCGAAGGAGCACAATAAAATTTAGTTATTACGCAGTAATATTAATATTTTGTGCGTACATAATAGTAAATGTTCCAGCACCTGCTGATGCATCATCATTAGCTCCATTATAAATGAAAGCTACTTGCACATCAGTTGGTCCAACGTCTAGCCAATTTGCACAAAGTGCTGCTGTTCCCAATGCAAGAGAACCTGTTGCGCTAATATTAGCATCATTAACATAAAGATCAGAGTTACCTACAACTCCAATATCAAGTAAATCTGCACCACTATCATTGAATGCTGTTTCGACATTAATTTTAATATCTATTATTTGAGAGTTTGCTGGGATTACAGCAGTAGTATTTACGTCTGCTCCTTCATCTCCAAAAGCAACTTGAACTTGTTGAGACATAACAACAAAACCTGTGTTTTGCATGTTAGTTCCAGCTGTAGTACCTGTTGTATTTCTTATCGTTCCTGCTTTTATAGGACCCGAAAATGTAGTTGTTGCCATGTTATATTCCTCCTAGAATACATAAATATAGTCCTCTAGGGATGTCGACTATACGCGTCTATATTTATTTTTATTATTGTTTATGTATAGTGATTAAAATATATATGATTTTTGATTAGAGTGCAAGAGATTGCATAGTGAATGTTCGTTTTTCAAAATAGTAGCTTTTTACTAAGTAGCTACGGAAACTTGTGGTGCAGCGTCTTCCACTTTACTAACATGGTGTGCTAGTTCAGCTTCTTTTGTCTTAATATCAGCAATTACTTGTCTGACTTTATGATCTATCTTGACCATATCAAGAGTATATCTACCCTCGTTAAGATGCTCCTGCTCCCAGTTCAATTCCAGTGACCTCTTCGCTTTGTAAAGGTCTTGTAATTGTTCCATCTTGGACCTCCTCATAAGTTATCCATTTTATAGACTGACTTGTAAATCCGTCTTTTTCCCATCTTACACTTTTTTCTCCTAGCTTGTCAACTATAGAATTTTCTATAGCTTCAGCAGTATCTTCACACAAAAGATCTAATCTTGCATGGTATCCATACGCTCTAATGTTAACTAAGAATTTTTTCATGATTTCTACTTTCTTATAGCATAAAAAAAAGGGGCCCGAAAGCCCCTTTTAAATTTAATTACTTAACGATTATAACGCGCCTGAACCGAAAGCACCTCTAGGGTCAGAAAATCCGAAGACATATCTTTCTCTAGCTTTGTATCTTACGTTTCCAGTATCAAAGTCACCTTCCATAGTCGTTTTGATAGGTGATCTGTTGAAATGCTTAAGACCATTAGGTACATCAGTTTTAATGAACCATCTTCTTGCATTAGTTAAGTAATGGTTAAGAGTGTACCCTTGAGGTATCATTCCCATATTCTTAATTGCATTGATGTCATTATCTGCTGTTCCCGTTTGACCTTGCGAGTTCATCAGTCTGTCAGCTGTAAATTGAAGAGCTGAAGGAATTACTAATTTCATTCCTCTTGCTGCGATCAATAGACCTCTTTCATCTGTCATTGCAGCGATATCAATTAATGATTGCTCCAATGATGTTTCGTTAAGATCAGCTGCAGTTGCCAACATATTACTGAAAGTTCCAGATAATGTTGGGTGTACATTTGAAAATAACGGTTGACCATCGCCACCAGCAAAAGTTGCAAGGAATCCATTATTTAGAACTCCAGCGCCTTTTACTTGTTTAGTGTTTGCCATAGATCTTGCTAAAGCTTTTGTATATCTAGACGCAAGTCTGTCATACAAGTTATCTTCGATAGCTTCTTCTGTGATTGCAAACGCTAATGCGATTGTCTCGTTAGTGTATCTAGCAGTGAATGTTTCTTGTGCATCGTCGAACTGAATGCCTTGGCCTTCAGGTTTAACTGCTGCATTTCCGAAACCAGATAACATTACTTCTTCTTCGAAAGCTCTGTCTGATGATTCCGTATCGAAAATTTCCGCTGCTTCGTTTACGTATTGTTTATATTCAAGTCCAAATAATGCATTTAGACCTGGCTCTAGTTCTTTAACTAGTTGTGCTCTTGATATTGCCATTGTTTATATACTCCTATTTGGGTTATGCTTGATATTGGTTAGCTTGAGGATTGTATGACACAACAACGTCTGCACCAGCGACTAAAAAGTCATTCTGATTTACAACATTTGCTGATCTTACAATTTTCCACATGTAGTTAGCTACACCTGGTACGCCTGGTATATCTAATGTAGAATCAGATTGACCATCTACACCTACTCCAACGTTATTTAAGTTGAAACCTGTGTTAGTCAATGTATTGAAACTAGCATTGGATAATGCTGCGTCAGCTCTTACTGTGTATTCTTGTGCTGGGTTTGTATTTACAAAAGCAGTGATATTTGCACTACCTGTGTTGTAATCAACTGAAGTCAATTGACCTGCAATCAAACCATTAGCCCAAGAAGGTTTTCCAGTTGGATCAACAAAAGTTGCTCCGTTGAAAACACCCACTATCTTATTTGTGTTTGCTCTATTGTGTGCCCATGCTACACCACCTTGTATGTCATCTGTCATAGCTAGTGCTGATGCCTCTTGAATAAATCCAAGAGAGCCATTACCTTGTGCAGTTTGCATTGCAACAGGGCTTCCTTTAAAAATAGCAACGTTAGTTGCTACCGGTTGAACTAGGAACTCAGATTGACCACCTGTAGCTGGAGTATTTCCAACTGTCATAGTCTGTCTGCATCCATAGCCCACTGTACTTGAGTTTGCCATTTTTTTCCTTTGTTAAGTTAAATCAGTGGGTAGGAATTACTAAATGAATAGTTATTTCTTTGTACCACCAAAAGTTACACGAGTTTGCCGTTCACTATTGATCGGCATACTTGAATGCTGTTCCTTCATGAGATCGTTATTAATTGCTTCGTCTTGATTTTTTGTTTGCCTATCGTAATAAGCCTCAATTTGAAGCGCGGTCTCTTCTGGTATCTTAGCCAGCAATAAGCCTCCTACTCCGATTATACCTGCGTATTTGCCTTGTGTTTCCACTGGGTAATTTTGTTCGGGATATTGATCAGCTCTAACTAATTCAAATCCAGATCTTAATTGAGCGGCTATGTTTTTTGTATCTTGAAAACCCATAGTTTCTGCTCTTAACCATTGGTGACGGTAACCGTCAGGCGCAGGTGGTGCATCGAGTGATGAGGGTGGAGCCCAAGGTTTTTTAACCTCTGTTTTTTCTCTTGTTTGGCTCGCACGTGAAGTTTTTATTTTATCGTTTTCCATATGCTTATTCTCCTTCCGTGAGTTGTTTTTGTTTTGCATAATCTTCTAGCGGCACGCCTAATCTTTTAGCAATTGCTACCTGTGATGGCGAGAGGCTCACAGTTTTTTTGCGTCCTGTTGAAGCTGAACGTTTGGCTGAAGCTACGTTTTGAGCAGGTTTTGCTCTTTCTGTAGTATTACCCTCTATCTTACCAAATTTATGTGGAAAGTCAATTCTTATTCTTTTATCAACTTCTACATAATAGTCGTCAGATTTAGGATCATAACCTTCTTCTTCTACAAGCTTTTTATGTATGTCAAAAGCCGTATAAGTCATAGCAGAATCATTACCAAACCAACTATTTTTAGATGCCCAATCTTCTGCTTTCGCATCAGTTGGAACATTATTATAATTATTTGGTTGTCTTGCTTGTTGAGGAGTTATATTAACTTTTTTAGATACCTCTGCTTCTTCTGCTTCAATAGTTTTTAATTTACCTAATTGTGCAGATTCAGAACTTAAGAGTGCAAGTTGTTCTTGTGCATTAACTTGTGCATCTACATCTCCAGCTTCAATAGCAATTTTAAGTGCTTGTCTTGCTGCAGACATATTTGTTGTTACTCTTTTTTCAAATTCAGAAACATAAGATTTATCTAATTTAGATAATTTCTTAACTGCTGCTTCTTTTTCAACTTTAGCAGTTCTAGCATAAGTCAAAGCTTCTTCTCTTTGTCTTTCTGCTTCTCTCATTTTACGAGTTAGTTTAGCAATTCTTTTTTGAACGCCTTCACTATACTGTTCTAGTTCTTCTTTTTTTTCTTCTACTTTAACTTTAACAGGTTCTTCTTTAACCTGTTCAACTTCTATTTCTTCTTCTTGGATAACTTCTGGTTTTTCAGGGTTACCTTTTTCGTCTAAGTTAATTTCAGCACCTTCTTCTTCGCCTACATCAACTAGATCTTTTTTTATTTCTTCTGTTTCTGGCATAGTTCCTTCCTATGGTTTATATTACATGAAGAACTGATTCAGGATCTTTTATAGTCCCTATCACTTCGTCATCATTAAGTATTCGCACTTCTCCACCTTCAATCGGTAATCTTGAACCCGCGTAACGAGCAAAAATAACCCAATCTCCTTTTT